CTTGTGTATTTTTTTAATCTTTTATCAGTAGACATTGCTAATGCTTTCTTACCTAATGGTTTTTTAATATTGGCAAAGAAGTTCTTCTTACCAATATAAGCAACAGATTTACCATCTATAATAGCAGTCATAATGTAAATAAAGCCAACACCACCTTCAGGTATGTTACTCTCAGTAAATTCTTTACCTTTATATATCCAACTCATATCAATATGTATTATGCGTTTCCTTTTGGTACAATAGTTATTGGATTCACAAATGTTTCTTCAACTTTAAAAATCTCACTTAACATTTTAATCACAGCATCTTGTTCATGAATTGGTGTATTATCTCTTAATGCGTCTACTAATGAACCAATAGTTGATGCAATATGAACTGCAGTTACACCTTCTATCTTTACATTTTTATTAAACTCATAAGGTTTATCTTTTTCAAATTTAAACTTAATTGTTATTTTACCTTTCATGTATTGCTTGTTTTAATAGTGGAAATATCTCCTCTTTTACTTTTTGTATACCATGTACTTTAATAGAATCAGATACATCTTTCTCCATGTTTAATATGATATAGTTAAGACCATATCTTTCTTTATACTTTTTCATAGAATTTATACCGGCTTCATCATTATCAAATAGTATACATATGCTTTGATACTTTTCTTTTAGCTTATCAATACTTGACTCTTTTATTAATGTATTCTCACTATCTGGTGCAATACACTCAATATTACTGAATCCAAGCTTGTTAAATGCCATAATATCCTTTAAAGATGAAGTAATAACAAGATACTTTTTAGTTAGTGTTAACTGTTCAGAACCCTGTATATAATTACCTAGCTTAAGGAATTTTTTATTTTGATTTTTTGGCTGATAGATTTTATATAATGTACCATCATTTTTAAAATAACCATATAAGTTAAAACCATTTATAGTTATCTCAGTAATTTTACCATCAGGTTCAGTACGTGATAGTTTATAATACTCTAATGGAGATACGTTATATGCATCTAGCATCTTTGAACCTATATGATAATCACCCCAATACTTTTGATCAAAATTACTCCAATGTCTTATTGTGTAATCAGAAACCTTAAATGTATCATAATGCTTAATCTCAGGCATTTCATATGTCTTATTATCTTTAAGATACTGCTTATAATCATCAATAACTCTGAATATAGCAAGTCTTCTATCAAGACTAAACATATTTTCTATCAGTGATACAGAATCACCTTGAAGACCTGATGAAAAATCTTTATACTTATAAGTCATAGTATTAACATCTACGTAAATATACATAGATGGAGTTTTCTCAAGTTTAAATACAGATCTTATCTTAATCTGTTGTCCATCTAATTTTTCAGTAAGATTTAAATAGTGTTCAAATATCCATGTGACTGGTACGTCACCTATTGAAACAGCATTACTTTTTGTAGAAATCATAATATATAACTTTAATAAAAAAGGGAGCCTTTTTTCTGACTCCCTTTTAAACTATTGTTAGTCTAAATCAAAGTCAGTAGCTGCCTTGCTTGATACTGCAAAATCATCATCATCATTACCAAAAGCTTCTACTTTTTTAGCTTCTAGTTTTTTAAGATGTAAAGCTTCAGAATATAGTAATTGTTTACCTGATCCAAGTTTAGCAAATGCAAACCCGTCTCTAGAAGATTTAGGCAAATATAAGTCATAATTTGTATAACCTGTTTTACCTTCATATTCTTTACCTGCAATACAGAAATCCATAAACTTATCTTTATATGGTGCTGTAGTATTAAATGCAGAGATAAAATCTTCTATAGTATCATGTTTGTTATCTTGTTCATCAAACCAAGCTAACATATCTAATGTAGTACAAATAGATTTTAAGAATACTAAAATAGAGTTATCTCTATAGATTTTTACACCAGACTTAGTAGTACCATCAGCAAATGCATATTGACCTGCTTTTACTCTACCAATTTGACCAGCATAGTGACCTAAAGACTCATTGTCTTTATCAATCATAAAACCTTCAAACCCTTCAATAGGCTCAGTCTCAACATTCAAGATTATCTGTAATGCACCAGGAATAAACTTAAAATCTTCAGCTATAAGACTGTTAATTTTTAATTTATGATTACCTGGTGTGATTGTTTTAGGTAACCCATTACCACCTGCGTTTACATCTTTAGTTCCAATTGCCATGTTTTCTTATTTTTATTTATTAATTATTTATATACTTCTTCCCAGTGAGTTACTACCTCACCCTTTTCATTAACTTCACTAATTACTACTTCTGCATTTCTTAAATGATCAGGTCTAGCACCACAAGTTGTTTCATCATTAGTTTTAAAACTTAATACAACCTTGTTACCTTTTCTAAACATGTAACCAATAGCATCAGCATTTGCACAAATCAAAGATTTAATCTTACCAGTTAAATCAATATTAGCAGCCATTACCATCTCACCTTTATCATCAACTTGTTTGTCTTTGATATGACCAGATAAAATAATGTGGTCAGCTAACTTATCAACATAGTTTAATACGTCAAAGAAAGCTTCTCTTATATACAAATAACCTGCACCATTTGGTAATGTAATTACACTGTCTCCATCATAATTTTTACCCATAGGTGTTGCTTTGTACTTCTTTACAGCTAATGGCATAACCATTTCTTCTAATGCAGTTACAGTATCAATAGTGATAAACTTATAAGGTTTACCTGCTTCTTCTACTGCTTTACCAATTGCTAATAGTTCTTTCAAACTACTTGCTTTTACTTTTACTGCATCAACATAGTCAGTACCATTTTCCAAATCAATGATTAAATTACCATCTAAACCTGCAAAAGCTGTTGTTTTACCAGTCTTGGGTTTAGAGTAAATAACTAATCTTTTTGGATTCTGTCTTGTTGCACTTACCTTTTTAGTAGGCAATACTAATCCTTCACTCATTTTTACTTAATTAAATCATTTAACCATTTCTTATTACTTACTGGCTTCTGTAATAATATAGCAGCTAGATCTCTCACAGTTAAACTGCTTAAAGGAGCATCTAAATCTGGGTCCATTATTCCATCAAAGTCAGGAAATAATCCATCTGCTTCAGCCTTTGTAGTTTCAGTCTTCTTAGTTTCAGCCATTACTTTTGTCAATTCTGATACAGGAATTAAATACCTCACATGACCTTTGTCATTAGGTTCAGTAGTTTCATATTCCTCATCATAGAATGGATTATATTTCCATTTATACAATGTTCTTGTTGGGTCTTCAGACTCAAGAGTTATACTAGTAAACTCAGTATAAATATCTTTCTCTCTACATAATTCACTTTTGAAGAATCCCATGTATAAATCATCTTTACCATATGGTCTATAAGCACACTTTGGTATATATAAAGGATCATTTACACCTAATGCTTTAAATACCGGGCTATGATATTTTACCAAGTCTTCAGTCTTTTCTTTTCTGTTAAATCCACTAGTAACATTATTACTGTTGTCTTTTGTTGTTAACGCCATATATTAATTATTTGGTTTTAAGTTTTTTTTCTTGTTGAGCAGGAGTATTCATTTCTGATATACTCATCTTTTCAAATTCTGCCTTAAAGAAACTCATTCTTGTATCACCATTTCTACATTTAAGAAAGTGTAATACTAATACCCTATCATTATCTATGATATATCTATCAGGGCCATAGAATTTAATCTTTTGTTTAGCTGGTCTATTAATACCAACTACTGTATCTGCATGCTGTAATAAAGCATCAGCACCAAAGATATCTGATTCTAATACATAATTTCCATATTTACCATCCTCTGCTCTTTCAGGATTATCAATATTTCTATTTAACTGACTCAATATGATAAAAGCTATTGGGTACATTCTTTTAAGCTCAGTGAATGCCTCACCAAGATTGTTTAACATTTCATTCTTATCTCTTTCAGTCTGTGCTTTTTTAACAAGTACTGAGTGATCCAGTGACATTAGTGTCTTCTTATACTTTCTAACACCATTCTCATCAACAGTAGAGTGATATGACATATACTGATGAATAATACTCTTTAATTCATCTACAGTACATGGTTTTTCTACTACATCAATTGGATACTTGACTTTTTCTTTAGCATAATCATAGCATTTCTGTAAATCTTCTGGAGACAATGATCCATCAGCACTACATAAATATTTATATGACTTACCAATTATACTAGAATATTCTCTAATAGCAGAAGACCTAGCTAACATCTCAAATTGAAACTGTAAAACTCTAAAGTCTTCAGCAGGGTTTAGTTTAAAAGATTCTCTTACTATTTGTTCTACAATCAATGTCTTACCACTTGCTGGTCTTCCACCAATTACAGTAATAGTATTCCATTCAATACCATCAGTAGTTGCATCATTAAACTTAGGCCATGGAGTTCTAAGACTTTTAATGTCTCCTACCATTCTACCTTTTAAATAATGCAGTGACTCCTGAAAGCCTTCTTTCTGACTATTCCACCTGAGTTTTTCTTCTTTCTGTTTAAGAGACATACTAAATAACTTTTACTTTAACTCTATTAAAACTTGCATGCATAATGCTGATTATAACTTCTATGATAATAAAGTTTATCATACTTATATTAGTTATAAAAGCATTAGTAACAGTATAAGCAAATAGAGTTCCCACTATTGCAACAAGCAATAAGGATAACTTTGTTTTACGCATTTATACAACTTTTTCTTTAAAATGTGTTTGTGACGGATCATCAGATCCATTTAAGAGCATATCACAGTAATTAGCTAACTCTGAGTCATATGTTTTATCTGACCCTTGCTTTCTAATAAAGTACTGTGATGTTCTCATATACTTAAATCCTGATGTTTCATACTCATCTACATATAGTCTTGTAGCATCTAACACAGTTTCCCAAGTATAATTATGAGATTCAAAAAACCACCTAAAATTATTCTCTAAATTCTTCTTATCTGACCTGGCATACTTACCACTTGGAAGCTTAAATTTAGGAAAAATATCTAAATAAGTCTCAATATTTTCCATAAAATTTTCACCCATTACTTTAGAATTAGTCTTTTTCTTACTAGTCTTAAAGAATGAATCAATTTCTTGTAGCAATAATACTGACTTACCTGATAAGTTCATATCATATTCAAGCCAACTACTTGTCTGTAAGCGTTTTACCTCTAATGAGTCATTAACAAAATCATTGGTTTTAATCTTGTTTTTAATACAAAAAAGAATATAGAGCTGATTTGGACTTAAGTTATTTTTAATTAAAATATTAAATATTTCATCCATGTTTTACCATTTTATGTCAAAGTTATAACTCTTTTTTGTAACATCAGATACATTGTTGAAAACATCTTTACAATCCCATTCTTTTAATGCTGAATAAGCAGCTGATGCAGGGTGAGAAGCAAAGAATTTATGGTTATTATCATTAAGATAAACCACATTCTCCTCTGCTTTCTTACCTAAGAACACATAAGATAATCCAGGATTATATACACTCAAGTAGTCTAATAAATAAGCCATTAAAGGTTGCCATAAATCAAAATGAGAACCTGGTTTACCAATTGTACAAGTAAATGCACTATTAAGCATAAGAATACCCTGATTACTCCATCTTTTTAAATCAACATCAGTTGATATTAACTTACCAGAGTAATAATCATCTTTATATACAGTTCTATTAACTGCATCAAGAATATATCTTAAACTAGGTAAAGCTTTATGTACTAAACTACAAGAGAATGATATACCATCAGCTTGATTAATTCCAGGATATGGCTATCCCATTTTTCTCATGTTTCCATGAGGATCGGACTATATCATCACTTATCTTTATCATAAGTGGAGGATGCTCTGGGCTCACCTTAGTGTCCCTAGTCTCTGAACCTTCCCTGATCTTCCCCAGGGCTCGGCTGCTGATTGGCATAGGCGGACTGCCCTTAGCTTTCCAGCAATTCTTCCTCTTTACCCAGGACCCATTTATATGCTAAACAATCTATTTTATAAGGTTCAATAATATCTAAAAACTTTTGACAATCATATGTACTTATTCTAATAATATTTGAATAAGTCATTCTTGCACAGTTTACATTCCATTTAGATTTAATTATATCAATAAGAAAATCAACGTCATCACCTAAAAAAGACTGAGTATTTAACTCAATATGTGGTGATCTTTTTTTTCTTCTTGAAATATTTCCATCATCCATGTACCAAATTGCTAATGCAAATTCATCCATCATACATATATCATCTTTATTTATTTCTTTAATTGTGTTATAATAAAGACTTCTATATTCTGAAAAAATTGGATGCGTTTTACTTTTAAAATGATAACTAGTGCATTCTCCTGTTTTATATCTACTTGACTTAGCAATTCTTTTATTAATTGCACCTGAAAGTAAATAATTTTCAAGAAAAGCATGTTTCCATTCTAAATAAGCTTTTTGTTTATGTCCATGACCAAAAGTCATTCTATAGTTTTTACTTTTTTCCTCTTTTTTAGGAATTGACCCATCTCCAAGTAGAGAACCTCTAATAAATTGTTGTAACACATTCAATTTACTAATTGGAATTTCAATATATTTTGTATTTTTCATATACAAATATATACTTTATTGTCCAATTATGCAAATTAATTGCCGTTTAATCCTGCCCCACTATAACAACTTTTAAATCATCATAAGGTGTTTCCTCAAATGATCTAAACAAGTATTTTAATGATGGTGTAAATCTTTTATCTTCCTGAGTATCTTTAATTAATGCCTGTAATATATTATCAAAGTCATTACTAAATATAAATCCCCTTAAAACTCTGGACCAACCAGATTCAACTAGTTTTGCAGATAGCTTTTCTTTTATTTCATTTATGTTTATATTTGTTGTCATACTAATTTTATATATACCAATTATGGCAATTAAAGTAAAAGAATTAAAGGATGATGCTTTATTAAGCATTGATGTAAACAAATCATTTTACCTGATGGCAAAAAATACTTTGTATTACTTATTTACTCAAATTCAAAGTGAGAACCCAGAAGGAGTAGAAAAAGCATTAGAAACAATCAAAGCTGGTGATTATTCTAAAATGAATGCAGTTGAGCAAGCTTTTTTTACAAATACTTTACTGGTTTCTGAAATTGAAAGAGTATCAATTGAGAAAAATCTTTTTGATGAAAAAGAAGTGTTAGAACCAACTGATGAAGGTTATGTTGAACCTACGCTAGGTTAATATTGTAATTTAATCCAATTTCAATACATGCTTGAACAGCTTGAGATAACTCATCACTTGAACATTCTGCAAATGATTTGCACATCTCAAGTTGTTTACCTTCATCATTAACAACAAAGCATAAACCTGCCTGCTCTTTAACTAGCTTTTTCATTTCATCAAAAGTATAACCAGATTCTTTAGCCATTTCTCTGATACAAGCATGTATCTTTGATATCTGTGCATAAGAACCTGCTTTACCTTGAATGCTTATAAACATTTCCAATTCTTCACCTTCTTTGATGCTTTCTACAAAGTTTTTGTATGCTACACCATCTTTATCTGACTTGTATGTCAGTTTTCCCTCTTTTTTAACAAATTTTGCGCTGAACATAATATTTAAATTTTATAGGTTTAAACTTATAATGGTATTTTACTCCATTTTTTAAATAAATTAATTAACAGACTGACATCATCTATATCAGTCATAGCAACACCCCATGAGTGTTCATATACTTTCCACTGTTTATTTACAGTTGCATCACTTTCACATGAGATAAGAATCACATCATCATTGATTTCATAGCTGTAATAGTAATAATCATCTTTATTACCTGATTCTTCTTTAGTAACAAGTACTTTAACAAAATCATTCTCAATTAATTCATCTTCTGTCATTTTTTGTCTTTTTTATTGTTTTCAAATAATTTTTCAAGGTAATCTTCAGCCTCCATTGCTGTACTAAACAATATTATAAAGCCATCATTATCTTTTACATATTTCCAAAAACTAAATAAGCTTTTTTTAATCTGTACAAAATACCCACCATATGAGTACTGTGACTTTACAATTCTAAATCTTTTTTCCATAATATATCTACTGACCAAAGTGATTAATCAAATTCTGGATTCTTATAAAATCCATCTTTTACTTTTTGCTCTACATTCATTCTATGTAGCTTTCTGTGATTGTGTTTCTTAATAATCATACTGTTATTTTCAGGTACTTTTCTAATCATTCTTGCTCTTCTCATTTTACTAGCTTTATTTCTTACTGTTTTATTAGCCCATTTTAACATGAGTGTTGTCTTATAAATATCTTCCATAAATAATTTTAAGGCTAAAATAAGAATAATTACTTAATTTTGACGGTTATATTAAACCCCTTTTGTGTGCTATATATCTAGCATGTGCATCAGCTCTACTGTATTCAAAGTGTAAACCAATTGTAAACCACATAAATAAAAACCTTACTTGCACATAGTATTCAAAGTCTACATAATTAGCAACTACTCTTATCTTTTTACTGTACTTATACTCTGTTGGGTAATGCTTCATTTTATTCACAAATTGTAATGTATCTTGTTGATCCATCATATACATAATTATAGGTTTTACATTCACCTTTCCATGTCTCTGTTTTCATTGTATACTCCCATTGATCATTAGCCCAATGTTGATGCAAGTTATAACAGTCACATTTTTTCTTTTTACAACTAAACAATAAACCTAAAATAAATAAATATCTCATTTCTCATCAACTAGCATCTGTACCATAACTATATGTAATGTAACATCATCATCACATTTTTCACATCTATAATTAGCTCTAGATCTTATGTACCAACCTGCATTACAACATACAGTTTTGATATCACTTGTTACTACTTTCTTGTTCTTCTTGCTCATCTTGATGTTTTTTAGCTATATAGTCTGCTAAGTTGATATCTAATGGGATATCATCTACATGACCATACTGATTTATTAAATCAATATAGACTTCTTTTATTTTTCCCATAACTAGTTTAGTTTTTTAAGTACGTAATCAAGTACAGTAGTGAATCCTGTGGGATTATAATAATCCGGTTCCCTTCTTCTTTTTACATAAGGATAAACATTATCACTTAGCCATTTTCTGTAATTAGATTTAACTACTGCTTCTACTTTAGGATCACTTGTAATGGTTAGTACATGTAAGATTGACCCATGGTCTTTACAAAGTATTTTAGATATTTCAATTATAGTGTAGTCTTTAGCTAACAAGTTTTCTGCAACTAGTTTACGCATCTCAACTATATAACTGTTTTTTCTTTTTCTGATTTTATTAAAATACTCATACAATGGTAAGGCATCAACTAATCTTTTTAACTCAGAATCTAATGACTCAATTCTTTGATGTAGAGTCATTTGAGAAAAACCTATTCCTTTTTTAATAGGTGCTTTAACCCGCTTTACCATATCATACCAATTCTAATTCTTCTTCTATTATTTCTACAGCAACATCTTCTTGCTTAACCATATCTTCAGGTAAGAATCTTTTAGCATCATAGTATTCATATGGAAAACAACCACTCAAATTAACTTCTTCTAAATCAAAACCTAATGTATTTGCCTGTATACCCATTTTAACTGCTCTTACAACAGTATATACATTACCTTTCTTAATCCATTGATTTGTAGGTATCTTGTCAGGCTTATTGCTGTCATTAACACAAACTACTCGCATTTAACTCAACTTTTAAGTTTAACTCTTCAAGTGACATAAGTATTTCATACATGTCATCAAATGAACCTGACTTGATATCATATGAACCTTTACTGTCAACAATCATTGCACACTGTTCTGCCTGATCAGGAGAATGTTTGCACACTTTTATAAGACAAGCCATAACATATAAGAAGTCATGACTGTTATCATTATAAAGTGTTATTTTATGTGTCTTTTCCAAAACCATGATATTTATTATCTAAATTAGTTATTATTTTGGTCAGTTCCAATTATTATTGTGTTACCTAATACATTCATTGACTGTACAATATCATTGTAACCTTTACCATATGGGTCAACATAATTCTTAAAAGGTTTAAAATAACCTTTCTTAATTAAGTTTTTAATTCTAACTATTAACACTTCCATTCTTTCTTTATTCTCAGGTAATAAAGCTTCTAAATCAAATAATGCAGACTCAATTTTAGCCAGAAACAAATTTATCCTGGTATTAAATGCATCTTTTATATAGATTTTATTACTATAATCATCAAATAAGTCAAGTAATGTAGCTAATGTTTTAGAATCAGTATTACCAAATACAGCCATAGGACCTTCAATAAATTTATCTGACCATTCCCACCACTCAAGTAAGTCTATTTTAAGGTTAAACTTAAATCTTTTATCTTCAACTACTTCATCAATATCATATAGAGCACTAGATATTTTTACAGCTGCTCTAATGAACTTGATATTATCTGGATCATATTCTGCCATATCTATTTCTTTTTAAACTGTTCAAACCATTCTTTAAATAAATCTTTACCCCAGTACTTAGTTGCTTTACCCTGATACTTATAATAAAATATTGCATAATCTCTCATATCTTCTTCACTATACATTCTTTCAGCTTGCCATTTAGCTCCTTCTTTCATTCCTGATAAAAATGCCGCTTTAGCAGTATCAATCACTAATTGACCTTTGACATCAGCATCTTTTGAAATAAAAATACCATATTTGTCTTTCTGCAATCTTTTAGCAGCTTCTTCTAATGTTTCCATCTTATTCTGATTTAAAAGTTAATCCATTCTTTTTCTTAAAATAAATGCCATTATACCAATAATTAAAAAAGGTAATGCTATACCCCAATTTTCTGGGTGAAATCCTATTTCCATATTATTCTGGTTTAACAGCTAATTCTAAAAAATACTCACTTATGCCTAAAGAAAGCATGTTATTTTCAATCGGATCACCCATAAAATCAGAGACTTCCTGTAACTCTTTTTCAGTAATGTACCATTTAAAAACAAACTCACATGACACATCATATATTCTTAACTGAAATTCTTTAATAGATTTATACTCTCCTTTTTCACCATCTGGATTACTCCAAAAGTTAAAAAACTCTACTATTTTATTTACAATTTCTGGTGCCTTTTCTTCTTCCATCTTATTCTGATTTACATCTTATATACATTGCAATTACAAATAATACCACAACAAATATTGTCAGTATTTCTTCTAATTTTTCCATCTTATTTATTTATTGAATTCCACAATTTCATAACTATAACTATACCTAATAGTATAAACATCAGTTCCATCTTATTCTGATTTAAAGGTTATCAATTTCTTGTTTAACTTCTTGCCAATACTCACTTGCTTCTTCATTACATCCATAATAAGTATTATTACTTGGAAATGTACAACCACTTTTTAATATCTCATCAACACATAATAAAGCACATTTTTTAGAATCAAGCATTAAAAAATGTTTATTTTCATAATTAAATTTATTTACTAACTCTTCAGCTTTTTCTTTTGGTGTCATAACTTAATATTAAAATCTTTCCACTCAATTTTACTCTGATCAAATCCTGATAATGCTTCAGTAACCCACTTCTCATCTATAGTATCCATGTAACATAAGATATGTATTACTGCTGTTTCATCTACAGATAGTCTTAAACATCTACCAATACGTTGACTTGACTTACGTTCATTACCATATGCATGTAAAATTATACACTGTTTAAGATTAGGTATATTAATACCCTCACTTAATTGTAATACACAAGATAGTTTAGTAATTTGACCTGACTTGAACATTTCTAGATTCTCATTAGACTCAGGATTATTACTATGGTAACTGTATGTACATAATTCATCTGCCTGATCTTGAGTATTAGCAAATATAATACACTTAGAACTTATTGACTGACTTAATAGTTTAGTGTATTTTTCTTTACTTGGGAACTCCATCATAGCTTTCATTCTCATTACTCTTGAGATTTGCTGCTCTTTGCCTGGACGGGATGTTTCTATCCTATTGCACCAATACTGATAATTAGCATATTCTGTAGTAAAGAATTGTTTATGCTTACTACCAGCTTTAACATTCTTATTAACATCATCTAACTTAATCTGATGCACTATGATTCTATAATCATTTAAGATATTATCATTGATAGCATCATCAGTTAAATATTCATAGCATATAGGATAAAACTCTTGCATCATCTCACCTTTCTCACTATTTACCATTTTAGGAGGAGTACCGGTAAGTCCTAAGATCTTACCGTCATACTCATCTAAAAATTCTCTATGTGACGGGAGCAATGAATGTGCTTCATCAAAGTATATCATGTCAAACTCTCTTGGGTCTAGTTTATTTAAACTTAAGTAAGTAGTAAACTGTACATTGTCAAGTAAATGTGACTTGTTAAACTTAATAGCTTCAGTTCTCCATGAAGTAAAAATACTAAGCTTTGGAGCTACTATAAGTACATTCATTAATGGAGTCATATTCTTTTCCATATGCATAAGACCAACTAAAGTCTTACCAGTACCAGTAGCAAGTGATAAACCACATTTTTTTCTCTTATTAGTAGCATCAAGTGCTGCCTGTTGTATTTCTTCTCTTGTCATATTAAATTAAGTTGAATACCTTTTTTTGTATAAATTCATTAGCAGAAGATGGATCTGACATAACTTTAATTGTTTTGATATGCTTATCAATATTCTTTAAAGTTTCTTTATGATCATATGATTCATATGCTTGAATAAACACATTTAAAAATTGTTTTTTAACCCATCTGTCAGCAACACCAATTTTAATAAATAAATCACTAAAAGCTTTACACATTTCTTTAGCTTTTGGATTGTTAATTTTAAACTCTCCATTTTTAATTTTAGCACTTGAAGTTGCAATAGCATTATATGTGTTTGTATTATTACAAATTGATGCAATCATAAGAGCTTCTAAATGATATAGACCCATGTATTCTTGCAAAGTAGCATAATCAGGATTACAATATGAAAATGCATGAATATAATCTTTTAACAACCATGCTTTAGATGAATTATTATAACAAGCCATTGTTTCAACAAGATCTTCTTTGCTAATTATTTCAATATATTCATATCTTACTGGAATACCTTCTCTTCTACAACAGTCTAATAAATGATCACCATCTATTACATATGTTAAATTTGTTCCAGTAAAAAAATCTACTTTACAACATATAACTTGTCTAGTGTTACCTTTTTTACGGACACTTTCTACTAAATCTTGTGTATGCTTAGATCCTGTTGGTCTTTGCATAGGTAATCTGTTAAACATATTATAATTTGTAGTAACAGATATTTTAATAAAATCATTTTTGTTTTCTTTCATCTTTTCAGTCTTTTAATTTCAGTAATTTTTTATTTTAACCAGCCCATTGTTCTAGCTTCAGCTGGGTTATTGTGAATATAATCATGGCAGTTACGGCATGTAACCAACCAGGTGCTTTGAACTAAATAGAATGCATCTCTATTAGATCCTGCAAATGTATGGTGAATATCTGTACCCATATTAGTACAACCACCAACTTTTACTTGACATAATGGAAACTTTTCCATGTGCTTAGCTCTTAGTTGTAGATACTCAGCATCAAGTTTCTTTCTCTTTGCTGATACTTGAGGTATAACCTTATGATCAGGATCTTTAGATTGTATTTTACCCCAACAGTTCTTGCAATACTTATTGCCTTCAAAATTCTTCCAAATATACTGCTCAGAATCACACCCTGAGCAGTACTTTTTTTTCTTTTCCATTTATTTATCAGTTTTACTTTCTAAACAAAATTGACAACATGGTTTATTATCTAAAACAAGAATGCCTAAATATTTTTTGCAATAAAAACATAACTCTACAGTAATCATTATTTAGCATTTTTTAATCTTGGTAAAGTATTCATGTCTCTTTTTAAGTCATGAAAGTTTTTAGGTAATATACCCTCAGTAATAAATAAACCTATTACCTGATCTTTAGTAATACCTAAATCCTTGAAAGTTAATGTGTTTTTAAATTCCACATCTGTTTCTTCAGTTTCTATAAAGAATTGTGTTAGTGGACTTTCAGGAAACAATGTCTTGAATATAAAATTACTATAAGCATTAGTTAACTTTTGCTTATACAAATTTATAACATTTTGACCTTTCATATATACCTTACTAACTCTTTGTTTCTTTTTACTACACATAGTAGCTAATTCTTGTTGAGTAAATGCACTTAAGCCATACAAAGCACGTTTATACAAATGATTCTGATAGTTATTATAACTATCTTGCTCATATTGCATATAAGTTTCACCTCTATATAACTGGTAAGACTCTATCTTACCTGTGTATTCTAATTTTTTTTCTTGTATCTCCATGACCATTAGGATTTTCAATTAATAAAAAAGGGATAGCTTTTACACTATCCCTATATACATAAACTTAATTAATTTTAGATGTTGAATTCATCTGATGCTGTAGGATTAACTGCAGATAATTTGATTTTACTTTGACCATTAGCAGCTTTAATCTCTTCAGAGTTATCATGCTTTACTAATTCATCAGTAACATTAGTAATAATTGTATAAATAGTTTTTCTATAAATAGATTGACCATTTATTTTACATACTACACCAGTATTACCTGCATACTTAAGATTCTTAGTCTCATCTTTTTTATTTGGTGCTTTAGTAGATTCAATGATTACTATTTTACCCGGTAATATTTGACCAGCATAATAAGCTTCTTCTTTTAAATCTTCCATTGTACCAACAATTAAAGCACTAACTACTCTTCTTCTTAAGAAGCCATTATCATCAAAGATGCTTCTTACTTGTTCTACTCTAACATATCCATAGTCAGGATTGTTTACTGACTGAGTGATGACATTACCTAGTTCATCACCAGTTACTTTAACTTTTGTTTCCATGATAAATGTTTTTTACGGTTTAAACACTATTTTATTTTATGATTGATGAGTATAAATTGACACTTGGTATACTCTCCAAGTAAGATTATATGTCAAGACTGTCTATCATATCCAGATCATCTGGTGACAAGTCTTCTAGTGAGATTTCTTTAACTTCAGATTCATCATCTACGTGAAAGCTGAAGTCATAAACTTTTTCTTGTTTTTCTGTGGAGTTTTCATCTAGTGCAGAGCTAGTAAAAGGATTGTGAATTGCTTCACCTGCATTTGAACATAATAAGTACTGAATTTCAGAATCACTCATAGATAAATATTGTTCTATTGTGATATTAATTACACGGCCATTGGGTAACTGATAAAGCATCTTATTATAAATATCTTTAAATTTACATCTAAATTATAATATAGCCTTATTTTCAGTCACAATTTCTGCACTATATAGCTAAATAATAAAGGGGAACACCTAAATATTCCCCATATTATTATTTTCTGGTCATGTAGTATACTCAGATACTCTCTTTAAATCCATTATATCATCTTCAAGCCAAATAAAATCTTCAAACTTAGCAGATAATTGTGTTATTATTATTTCTCCTGTTTCATTATAGGTTGGGGCTTCCAATGATAATTGACCCCAATCTCCATACCCATTTACTGCTATTACTTTACAGTCCAGGTAACCCTTTTTATCTAATTCAGTATTTTGTGTATACTGTCTATTAGAGAACCAATTCTTAAAACTATATCTACCCATCTGATCAACTTTAGGTTTGATGGGTAGTTTTTCACCAAGTAATAGTTTAGTGTATAGTTTTAACAGGGTATCATTTTTTGACAGTATTTCTTTAAATAACTCTTTTACATCAGGGTTATTATGTAGTACACAATCATCAACTGTTTTTAAAACTATTGCAGTATCTACTTCAACGTTAATATGATTCTCCATAAAATTCATCTAACATTTTCATTAATAACTTGTTTCTCTTCTCATTTCTTTCATGGTACCTACCTATTAATAAGGTAGTATATGCTATTTCATTTTCATGTTTGCATTGACTATAAACCTGTTCTAATACCATATGTAATCTAGGTTTTTTATCTGCTTCATCAACAATAGCAATTAGTTCTTTCTTTCTTTCTTTAGTGATACCTAATGCATCAACTAATTCAATTCCACTGTCATCAATTACTGATAACTTAAACACTTTATTAGTGTTATAATTCTTTTTTCTGAATAAATTTCTAAACATGACCAAATGTTTTACTTGTTATTAATTCTTTTATCTATTTCTACTACTATAACTACAATCCATATGACTGCTAGTATAGCAAACCCACTAATTAGTAATGTTTTCATAAACTCTAAATTCTAAACACATTATTGCATACTGGATCTCATTTCTCATATAGTCTTTTTCAACCTGAGAAATATTTAGTGAGTCAATATCATTTAGACTCTCTCTTAGACTTTTCAGTTCCTCTTCCATCTTTTTCTTTATTATACTTGTTTAACCTTTCCATAATCTTCTGATTTACAGACTGATTACGGTCTTTATCTTTTTCTTTACTCATAATGTAGTAATATATAGTATATCATTATTACCTACAAGTTTGTTGAATTTTCTTACTGCATCAACATAATTACTTGCATCAATGTTAATACCACTACATAATTCTTTTGCTATTAAATAGCAGATGTGAAATCTTTTCATAATCTTTTCAGTATTTAGTTTTAGAATATAAGTATTCATAATACACTTTTTCCCCTTCTGTGATTGTAGTATCTTTATGCAGATCCATGTGTCCTCTATAATGATACACTTTAGTCTGTAATACTCTTTCTTTATTTTCTACTGTAAACAGTAACACAAGAAGAAATATTATTACAGATACTACAACTCCTGTTTCAATTTTTTTATTGTTTGTCATCATAATTAACAATACAGATTAACAAAATAATTAAAAGACCAATTGGGCCTGATAATAATGCTACAATGTCAAATAAAGTGACATCTTTATATATCTTTTCTTTAATAAAAAAGTAAATAAGATATAAATATGATACAATTGTAATTAATAATAACCCAATTGTTGCTAGTTCAAATAAATCCATATTACATACTAATTAATTTCATTTTCTGTTGCTGTTCTAATCTTAGTTCAGTACCAGTTTTATGATAAAACTTTTTCTTTAACTTTCTCACCATTTGACTTGGTGCTTTACATTCAACTCTGCTTGGTATACAAGCTAATAAGTTTTCAATTTCAATTACTCTTTTCATACTCTTTTTTATTTGTCTGTGATATCAAAATAACCAATTATAATCCCTGTTCCAGTTAATGAACCCAGAGTGTATACTATTTCTGCTTTTCCTATAGGTTCCCAATTACAGGTTACCATTTTGTAAATACATCTTACTTCTCCATATAAAGTAGCTAAGATGAATACTATCCCTAATAAGGGAGCTTTGTCTCTAAACATAATTCCTCAATTTTTACTTGTTCCCGGTTTAAACCTTTATCATATAGAACTAAATCTAATTGCTCTATATATTCTCCTACAGTATGAGCTATAATTATATCTGTAGTATTATCTACTTTACTTGTTACTCTAAACTTCATTTATCTAAATATCTTTCATTAAACATAGTCTGAGTGACTGCTTCAGGTGCAATCTCCTCATTAAAAGCTATTTCTTCTACATATTCTCTATTTTCAGGATTATATATGCTATTCTCATAGTCAAATCCTGGTGAGGTAACATATCTTGCTACCATCACCACTATTACAATCAGATTCATAATTTTCAGTTATTTATAATTTTTCAAAAATCTGGATACTATATACAGACCATTTAATACTTAAATTTTTATATATCCATTTCATATATGAAGGATATAAGTTACAAGCTTCTTCTACTGTGATATTAATAAGTTGAGGTTTATTGCTAAACCAACATTTATCCCATGGTCTAGTTCTTCTTCTAGTACCATAGTTACCTTTATCATTTTTCATATCAAACTCTTGAAATTCAGGTCTTGCCATATGCTTTATGTACATAAGCTCTCCTGGCTCTTGTACTGAAGGTTGCTCTCCAAATGTTATAGTTGAGATTATCATATCTTTTCAGTTTTTAGTTATCAGTTAATAATAAAACATATCATCACCACCAGGTGGAATACTACAGTACTTGAATTCATCAAGGTTCCGTTTGACTGCTGGATGATATGTTATTATTCTTTGTATAAATACCACAAGTCAAACTCTGCTTTACAGGATGAGAGTTTATGCCTGAAACCTTGTGGTAATATTTAACTAGTATTCTTTTCACTCTTTGAACTAGTATAAAGTGTTAGCCGTTAAGTACTATAAGTACTAGCAATGAATTGGCTGATACATTGCTTTTTTCTTTTATTATGATACATAATATAATCTGTTACCTTCATTAGTTCAGGTATAACTGATTAGTATAGATTTACAAATAGACCGGATACTATGATTCTACAATATATAGAAAGTCATACATATCCATGTCATATTTATATACCTTAAGTGGTACATGTTTATGTGACTTATCTACATAAGCTACGGTATGATGAACATCTATATATTCTCCATCAAAGTCTACAGATTCTAATATATCAATACCTCTGTAGTTATTAGCAAGTAACATTGCTATTGATTCCTGTTTAGTTACTGTTTTCATATCTTATATTTTAAATTTTAAATAAACCGGATTCTATAATACATTTATTCATTATAGTACAAGAACTAATATATATAATAACATATATACTAATAGACTAATGACTATACTCATAGTTTTAGCTATATACTCTTAATACATAGTACTTTAGGGTGTATTTTACAGTGTTTTAACACAGTTTAGATATGAGGATAGTATGACACCCTACCACTAATACACACTTAAACATACAATTTTTACCATAGACCAAAAACTTAACTACCTGATTATCAGTAAGTGAGTCTACTTTGTCCACCGTGTGGAGACAACTTTCTATTATCTTACCAGGTATATTGTGTATATATAATATTATGCTAATGAATCCACAGTGTCTTCTGTTACTTGTGTATAATAGTAAACTGTGTATACCATATAGGTAATGAATCCTACTGACCATATAATAACTATATAGACCACAGTAAATAAAAACAATATACCTACGCTTATTACGGCATAGGTATATGTTATTACTATAATTCTACATCAAAAGTTTTAGCCTGTGGTGCAAAGCTCAAAGAACTTACCACTTCTGCACCTACTCCTGCTTTATGTATCATCCAGCTTGGCTCTCCGTCCTCTGGATTAAACCAACTTACTACTAAATCATCAGACAGGTTTGTTACGTTTTCTGCTATACGGAAAGTGATTCCCGTATTAGTACTACCAAATAGTTTACCTGTTTTTGGATTCTTAAGTATGTCTATTTTAGTTAGACCATTAGACATTGCAAATCCGTTAATTGACTGTGTTCTTGTAAATGTGCTCATAATTTTTATTTTTTAGAGTTAAACAATATATATCCATATTAGTTGAAAAATGGATAAAGATGCGTAGCAAAAAAATACACTATAAAAAATAAACCTC